AGACAGGTAATAGATGAGTCTAGTAAGAAAGTATTAGTGTTCGTACCGTTTAAGCACACCATAGACATACTTACTAATAAGCTACGTGAAGACAAGATATCTACGGAAGTAATACGTGGTGATGTAAGCGCACCCAACCGCACTAGGATATTCAAACAATTTCAAGAGCAAGATGATCCAAAGGTGTTGGTAATACAACCTCAGTCAGCGGCACATGGTGTTACGTTAACAGCCGCTAACACTGTAGTGTGGTGGGGGCCGACAAGTTCGTTAGAAACCTACGCGCAAGCTAACGCTCGTGTGCATAGATCGGGACAAGACCATAAATGTACCGTTGTTCAGTTACAAGGTTCTAACGTAGAAAAGCGCGTTTACACGCTATTAGATAGTAGAATAGACGTACACACACGAATGATTGATCTTTACAAAGAAATACTTGACTAGCCCACCAATACCCACTAAAGTGTCTATCTCGTCAACGATTGGAGGAAATATGAGTACTAATTTAACCCCCCAAAGACTTACCGAGACTTACTTAAAGATTAAGGCGAAGAGAGCGGAACTGTCGGCAGAGTTTAAAGATAAGGACTCTGAACTTGCGGATAACCTTGAGATAGTAAAGAGAGCGTTACTCAAGTACTGCGAGGATGAAGGTGTAGAAAGTGTCAAGACATCGGCAGGGATGTTTTATAGGTCAGTAAAGACTAGGTACTGGACTAGTGATTGGGAGTCTATGTACAAATTTGTTATGGAGAACGAAGTACCAGAGTTCTTTGACAAGCGCCTTAACCAAGGTAATGTTCGGCAGTTTTTAGAAGATAACCCTGACCTTGTACCTAGAGGTCTTAACGTAGATTCAGAATACGCAGTCGCGGTAAGGAAAAAATAATGGAAAAGAATGAAACATTTGTGCCTATGGAAGAGCTAGCAGAGCATTTCGCTGTGTCGGTATCAACCATACGGAACTGGATACGTAAGGGGCACATACCCCCTCATGCATTTGTAAAAGCTGGCCCCACCTACAGGTTTAGAATTTCGGATGTTACTGAAGCGTTAATGGTTAGAAAGCCTATAACGACTGTAGGTGTTGGCGTTCAAAAAGAAGCTGAAGAGAAGGTGGTTAGCTACTTAGCAGATAAAGCCAAACCTACTAGTATAGAAGAGTTATTCGACGAGGATATGTAGCGTGCGCCGAATTAGTTTGCACGGTAGTAAGTTTTCTGTTGTGGATAATTTAGAAACCGCTATTATAGGAAACCCCCATAAGGATATTATAATAGTTAACGCGGCTCCGGTATCACGCTCATATTTTGAGAATGCATACGACCCTAACAGGTCATCAGCGCCTACGTGTTGGTCACCGGATACGACTAGACCTTCTGAAGATGTAGCACAAGAGAATAAGCAAGCGACTCGTTGTATGGATTGCCCACAGAACATACGTGGGTCAGGTGGTAACCGAGGACGCGCTTGCAGGTTTGCCCAACGCCTAGCTGTAGTGTTTGAAGAGCAGTTAGATAAGGTATACCAATTACAGTTACCTGCCACGTCTATATACGGTAGAGGTAACAACGGACACATGCCTATGCAAGACTATGTTAAATTTTTGTCTAGCAGAGGTTCTGTAGCAACTCGCATAGTAACGCGAGTATATTTTGATGAGAGAAGTTCGATCCCTAAACTTTATTTTAAGCCGATACGAGCATTAAACGAAGATGAGATACATAAGGTTTCAGAGTTAAAGAACCACCCCGACACACTCAAGGCAATAAGTTTGGATGTGTATGCGGAACCTAAGTCTCCATTTTCAAGCGTAGAAGGTTTTGAATTAAACGCAACCAGTAAAGGAAATTAGTATGAGTTATATTATTGAAAACGTAGAAATACTTTACCCACGAATTAACCAACCGTATAAGTTTGACCAAGCGGCAGGTGAAAACGGTAAGAGTGTACCTTGTGACCCATTTGATGACGGCGCTAAATACGAGACTAAGTTTCGTATGGATAAAGACCAAGCCAAGGCTCTCTATGGGCAGATGGACGCCGCTTACCAAAAGTCTAAAGAGAAAGGCTGGCCTGAGAAGATTGACTTTCCGTTCGAGAAGCAAGAGGATGGTTCTTTTGTAGGTAAGGCAGTGCTCAAAGCCGCATACGGGAAGGACGCTACTAATCCTCCGAAGCAGTTCGACGCTAAGAGTAAAGAGTTACCAGAAGACTTTAAGCTAACCACAGGCAGTACCGCTAATGTCGCGGTTACTTTCTACCCTTACAACATGCGTGATGCAGGTGTATCTGTTCGCTTACGTGCTGTACAGGTTATCAAGTACCTGCCTATGGAAGCCGCCTCACCGTTCGGTGTTGTAGCAGATGGATTTGAGATGGATAGTGACAACCCATTTGAAACTGTTTCCCCCGTAGCTGAAGCACCTAAAGCTGTAGTATCTGATGACTTGTTTGGAGATGATACCGCAGAAGAAGCCCCTGTAGAACAACCAAAGAAAACCGCTAAGAAGAAGTCCGTAGCACCAAAACAAGAAGACAAGTTACGAACGTACACAAGCTACAGTCTTTCTATTTTGATATAGACTGTGGAGATGTTAAGGACAAGGAAGACAAGGGGTATCTTAAACAAGAAGACGCCATAGTAGCCCTACAAGACTTCTGCAAAACTCTAAGTTTACCTACCCCTGTGTTAGTTAATTCTGGTAGAGGTGTACACGTATACTGGAACTTGTCCGAGCCTATAATATATGATGATTGGTTCCCTGTGGCTACTAGGCTAAAGGCTCTTACCAAGACGCACGGGTTAGTTTGCGATCATTCTGTTACCTCCGATGCGGCTAGGATACTACGTATACCTTCTACGCATAACCACAAGACTACTCCCCCTACGGAAGTAGGATACTTCGGTAACACTAACCAGAGTTTAGTTAACTTCGATGCTTTCTCTGAACTGCTTGGATATGATTCGATACCAGTTCCCGAACGTATGGTTGAAGAGTTTAGCGCCGTGGTGCAAGGGCTATACAATAACAGGGAAAATTACTTTACTGACATTATAGCTAAGACTGGTAAGGGTGAAGGCTGTGCTCAGATAGCACATGTACTAAAGAACCCTAACGAGGTTAGTGAGCCTCTATGGTTTGACGCTGTGTCTATTATTAAACACTGTGTGGATGGTGGTAGGAAAGGCGCACATAAAATATCAAAAGGTTATGAGGGCTACGATCCTGATGAAACTGATAGTAAGTATGACACAACTAAACATGTTCACAGGTGCGAGACATTTAACGACAACAGACCCGATGTGTGTACAGAATGTAAGCATTGGGGGAAGATTGGTTCTCCTATAGTACTAGGGCAACGCATAAAAGAAGCGGATGAAGAAGATAATGTAGTGTCACTGGAAACGGACTCAGGGGGTAGCGAGGTGTATACCATACCGCCATTCCCCAAACCTTATTTCCGTGGGGCTACTGGTGGGGTATACCTACGTACCAAGACAGAAGACGGTGACATAGACGAGAGACTGGTTTATCACAACGACTTATACGTAGTTAAGCGTATACAAGACGTAGAATCAGGCGAGGGTATAGTCATGCGACTTCATTTGCCTATAGATGGAGTTAGAGAGTTTACTGTCCCACTTACTGCGGTTACTTCAAAGGAGGAGTTTCGTAAGCATATGGCTACACATGGGGTGGCCGTTACTAAGATGGATGACATTATGAATTATACGACTAGATGGGTTAACGAGTTACAGGCTACTACGGCTACTCAACACGCACGTAGGCAGTTTGGTTGGACGGGAGAAGATTTTAAATCTTTCGTGCTAGGAGACAAGGAAATATTTGCAGACCGTACGGAATCAAACCCCCCATCTACCCCTACTAGAGATTTGTTTCATGCCTTTGAATCTAGAGGCACACTAGAAGAGTGGAAGGAAATGGTTTCGTTTTACAACCGTGACGGATTTGAGTTGCACCAGTATATAGTAGCGACTAGCTTCGGTTCTCCGCTAATGGCGCTGTCTCCCATAGCATGTTCGGGTTTTCATGTGCATAGCACCGAGTCTGGGCTAGGTAAAACAACAGCTATGTACGTAGGCGCTTCGGTGTGGGGTAAGCCAAAAGAACTAGTCATTGAAAAGAACGATACACAAAATTCTAGGATGTTGCGTGGGGAGGTGTACCATAACTTGCCACTGTATATTGATGAGATGACTAACGCCAAACCAGACGAACTATCCGATATGATCTATCAATTATCAGGTGGTAGGCAGAAGAACCGTATGGCAGGTGGAGGTAACACAGAACGTGCTAGGGGGGAACCTTGGAGTCTGTTAACTGTAACTACAGGTAACACTAGCATAATTGAGAAAGTTAGTTTGGCTAAAGCAATGCCGAAAGCGGAGGCACAGAGGATGTTGGAGACTAAGGCTAAGAA